ACCTCCAAATACTCACCGATTTTCTCAATATCCAGCTTTACTACCGGATATGTGCAGTAACCGCTTTTTACCATTCTGCCGGTGGCCTGCCCGAAACCGTGCTGCTTGATAAACTCCATCGCCCAAGGGCAATTATTCGTGTCGATCACTGTCTCATCCTCTGCAAGTCCGCTTCCTGTGATACATACCGTGATTCTTGCAATAGGTCCGTCCTCGTTGTTCCAAATCTCAATTGCCCTGCTGTTATCGGCCTGGTATCTTGCCACCTGCAGGAAGCAATCCTTATACACTGCCCATTCTGTCTTAACCTCTAATGATGCCATAGCCTTACGCCTCCTTCTTTGATTCTCTAATCTGCTTTGTCTTAATCGCACCATCAACAATGCTCTGCAACTCTCTTGCTGTCAGTCCTGCGTAGTTATTCATATCAACCTCTTCCTGGCTGATTCCGGCTTTTTCCAGCTGTCTCTGAAAATAACCCATGTCTCCGTCGTAGTCGTACATCCGCTCACCTCCTATGCTGCTTCCAAGATTCTTTCGACATCTTCTCTTCTCTGACGCATCATCGTCATTGCCATTACCTTGTCAATCTGACCGGAAGTGAGGCTTACGATGAAATCTGCCACCTGGTTGCTCAGTTTATACACTTCCTCATACAGTCTGTCTGCCTCAGCTTCGTAGCTGTCTGATTTTTCCGTATCCAGGTGTTCTTCCTGCATCCAGTATTCCGACTGTTTCTCTGCCTCCTCCATTTCTGCCTCTAAGTTTCTCAACTTCTTTAATACTTCCTTCATACAAATACGCTCCTTTCATCTGCGTGTTGTGTTTCACGTGAAACACTCATTTGCGAGTTGTGCAGGTAAAAAAATTTACCTAGAACATTTTTTTCATTTCCTCAGCCTTCTCTTCGAGGCCGTTGCTTTCAAGAATCCAAAGGTCAAATCGAACTGCCTCGTCGGTGAGTTCACAACCGCAGTCACTCAGGCTGTAAAGCTCGTCGATGATTTCGCCCACCATCCAGTTATTACCTGCAGCTACCATAGCTGTTGCAATGCTCTGAACTTTTGCCTGGCAAAATCTCCATTCATCTGAATACAGGTCGCATTTCTCTCTTTCTTCCAGTGCTTCTCTATAATCTTCTCTGTTATACATAACCACTACCTCCGTGTGTTTTATTTGTTGTTTGATTATGTATATATTATACTTCGCAACTGCGTATTTGTCAATAGGTTTACTTCTAATTTGCGTATTTTATTAAAGTTTTTTTACAACAATCTCGTAACCGAGAGCTGTTACCATCTTTGAGAAGCTATCGTATCTCATACTCTTAGCGTTTCGGTTGAGAGACTGGCTGATGTTCTGTCTCGTAATCCCCATTCTGTCCGCTAAATCCTGCTGGGTCATTTTCTCCTCGTCCAGGATGCAGCGGATCGTCTCCTCTGCATTCGCCGCTTTAATCTCCATCTATTTTCTCCTTTTCTTCTGTCTGACTGTTACTCTTGCCTTTGCAACAAGCACGCCGGTCTTTGTTCTTTCCGGATCAGCGAACCTTAACTGGCTTCTGTTCATTTCCAGGTTCTCTGCATTGTCGATCAGTACCAGGTTTTCTATGTCGCAGTTGTCCTTGTTTCCGTCTAGGAACGATACCATCTTACCTTCGGGAACTGGTCCGTTGTGTTCTTCCCATGCTGCTCTATGAACAAACTCAAACCTCTCCCATTGCGGACCGGTTTCTTTAACCTTCCGGATAAGATAGCCGTCTGTCGTATGCGTGTACTCACCTACTTCCATGTGGTTTGCCGGGACATCACCTTTCTTAAACATCGTTGCCCTGCACTTCTCATATTGTTCCTGGCTCATTGGCTTTCCCTTGTTGGCTGGAACGTGTCCTTTATCAAACCTGCAGTCAACACCGCTGATGATGTCATGGTTCTTCTTGTATGCCCTGCACTGTTTCTCACTGAACTCTATTCCGAAATGCGCTGACACCAGTTCTGCAATCTCCTTCGTCTTTCTCCCTGCCGCAATGCTCCGAATGTAACTTTCCATTCCTTCCGGATATTTGAGAGAGTACCCCTTCGGAAACCCGCCGGCAGTTCCACTCTTAATGCCATATCGGTTCTTCGCATTCTTTATCACCGCATCAGAAAATACCATTCCGTACTTCTTATCGAACCCCTGTTGATTTATCAGCTCTGTAACCTGTTTCGTGGTTCTGCCTGGAACATTCTCACGCAGCCAGGCAATCACTTCTTCGGGCCAGCCTCTCATTTATGGTTCGCCCCCCCAGCATGAACTTCGAGCATTTCCGGAACCGCCTTCTGTCTTTCGTACCCATACTCGTCCATGTGCTTCATCGCTTTGTACTGCAGCTCTCCGTTTTTGATGATCTGCTCGCTAATGTCGCATATAGCATCAGTTCTCTTCAACTCACTTTCCAGCTCTTCTCCTGTAAGATCATCGTCTCCCAGCTTTTCCAGCTGAGCGAACAGGTGGTTATTCAAGTCTCCTAATGTATTCTTCATATTGTCATCTCCTTCCTTGCTTCGCCTACCGCCAACTCCATCGTTGTATTGAACGGCGTGTTGCAATCCTCCATCTTATCGAATAATTCGACTGCCTTCTGCAGGAACTCTTCGCTGTCTACCAGTTCCTCGTATTTTTCTTCATCCAGGTTTCCGTTTTCAAACAACCCCTGCAGATAATTCTTTACATCCTCTGTTCTGTCGTTCTTACTCATTGCTCTGCTGATCTCGCCCATAAGTGCCTCGTTGATTACTGCAGGCTCTTCCGTGATGTAGAACCTTGCGTTGCCGCTGATACCTCCGCTGATTTCGTACCTAGTGTCTGTATGCTCTTCCATCAGAATGCTACCTTCAATGCTCACATACTCCTTTGCCTGGGTGTCTGCTATCTGATCCAGTCTATCAATCAGCTGTTTCTCGTCACTGGAAATCGCAACCACAGTTACTCCAATGTCGTCCGGACATTCCCAGCATCCAGCTAACACAAATAAATTTACTGTTTTATTCATCCTCTGCCTCCTTCCAGTCGCCTGCAATCTCTGCGACCGTTCTCTCCAAAATCTTGAACTTCTCCGGATCAATCCAGCTCGGTATCTCTCCGTTTCTTGCTCTTTCCTGGTACCGGTTCAAGCACAACTGCTTTACTGGTACTGGTCTGCCTATCTGAACAAACATACCTCTCTGCTTGTCCCAGGCAAATGCTCCGTACTCCACGTTTTCAACTGCAGCTTTCATAGCCTCTACTGCCGCATCCAATGCTTCCAGCTCTGCCGGACCAGGTGGCGCCTCTTCAATGTTCCGGATATTATGCAGGTACGTTTCCAGTACCGCCGCATTTTCTCTATATGTCATATCATCACCTACCATTCAATCGGATAGCCGGTCAGATTTTCGCACTGCTCCAGCTCTTCTGTGAACATTGATTCGTATAACTCCTGCAATTCAGACTTGCCTCTAAAATTGGTGTCCTGCAGATTTATCCAAAAGCTGAAATCCTGTTCCGGGTTCAGTCTTTCCAGGTTCCCTCTTAATTCAAAGTCTGCCTCGGTCAGCGGCTCTGCTGGCAAGCTGGCTATCTTTTCCTCTCTTGCCTTGGTAAGAATATATCTGCCTTCTTCAAATACCTGCCGGATGATATTGTTCATCGTCAGTTCTATGCCCTCTTCTCGCATTCTACCTATCACTGCATACATATCGCATTCCGCATCGTCTAACAGTCTCAAATCATCTATTCCACAGTCGAACACTGCTCTTACTAATTCTGTATTCATTCTGCATCCTCCTCTTCTTCCGGGTGCCAGTGATACTTGCAATCCGGATTTTCACATCTACCATTCCACATCGTACTGCCGCATTCCGGGCAGGTGGTCGCTTCGTATGGTCCTCCACCTAACATCTGATCCGCTCCTTTCTACAAATACGAACAGCCGTACCTCTTTCGGAAGGTCTCCCTGCCGCCCTTGTGAATAATCTGCTTTACCTCGCCTTCTTTCCGATCCGTATCGATTATTCGCGCAAATTCGTCTGCCTTCTGCAGGGCGTATTCTTTTTCCCAGGCCAGCTGTCCGATAATCTTTGACATTCTCTCTGCCATCGGGTTTCCGTGTATTCTCATTAGGATTTCTCCCATATTGTGACAGTTGTTACATACCGGCACTTTCAATCCGTCCTTCTCGCTCAGTTCTCTACCGGCGGTACCGAACACCAAATGATGCTCAGCTTCCGACGGTCTGCCGCAGATGAAACAGATTTCCGGATAGTCTGTCACTATTCCTTTACTCACCGCTTACACCTACTTTCTGTTTCCAACTCCAACGATTACCAAGAACGTAAATACCACTAATGCTGCCATAGTCTCGCCTCCTAACCGTAAATTATTTCTCCAAACAAAGCGTACTGAATGATTGCATCCGCAACCTCCGCATCTACCATACCGCAATCAATATGTAATTCATGATCGATCACCTCGAAAATATCACTGCTCTTAGGCTGTTCTGCATACGCTCTAATTCCCTGCAGGAGTTTCACCTTTGTTAATTCATACGTCGCATCTTCCTCGTTATCGTGAATGAGGATTGAACCGCCTTTTGAGATAACATCGCTTGCAAAATTAAACTCTATCCCACACCTTGGCTCTACTTTATCAACCCAGTAAGTAATTCCACCTTCCAGTGCTGACACCATGATGTCGTCTATGTCCTCTTTAGATATAACAACCGTCGCAATAATCTGAACCCTGTCGTACTGCTCCTCTATCTCTTTTTTCTTGAAATGTGCAATCAGTTCTGCCATAACTCTGCCGGCTTTTCTAGCATTCCAGCTCTCGTTTGTTTTTCCTTCGCATAATCCCTTTGCGATTTCCAATGACTCCATAATTTCTTTTGCACTTCTCATACCTTCTCTTCGTCCTTTCTCGCTTGTTTTATTGCTTGCGCAACTCTTTCTTCATATCCAAACTTAAAATTCACGCCTGCGTCTATAAACGCTGTTAAAATGCTTTCCTGCACCGCCTTGACTGTCGCCCAGTCCGGTTCGTCGTCCTGCGTTCTGATACCGAACTGAACCATGTAGTCCTCGATCACGTGCCACAACTCATATTCCAGCTCATCCATACATCCGAGTGCCGATACATCCACGACCGCCGGTGCTGTTATTTTCTTTCCGTCTGCCAGTTCCAGGTCTACTGTGTCAATATCTTCTCCGAACTCACCGCCTTTCTTGTGGTGTGCCAGGATGTCGCCTGCAAAGTCATAGCCTCTGTCGATCATAGCCTCGCTGTTGTCGTCGTACAGTCTGAAACATCCGGCCAGTTCGCCCTTCTCGTGTCTCTGCAGAACTTCTTCCCAGGTCAGCTTTCGCATTCCCAACCAGGTGTAACCCATTATTCATCGCCTCCTTCATAATCTGCCCCGCAATACGGACACTTCGTTACTCCGTAGCAGTTAAACATCTTTCCGCATTCTTTGCAGGTATCTAACTCTCCATTTCTCTGCCAATCTTCCAGCAAGCTACTTACGTGCTGCCAGTCCAGTGCCTCGAAAACTTCCTCTGCCAAATCGTCCTGCTGGTTGCACTCCTGCAGGATGCTGTTTCTCGTGTACACCGTATCGGATAATTCCGGGATGTAGCACGGATCATCCGGTCTGTGGTAAAACGCATCTTCGTCTTTGAAGATATGCCCCTGTCCGTAGAACTCACGGACGATCTTCTCGCCTTCTCCGTTTTCATCCGGCGGCGTGTAACTGCCAACCAGTACCGGGATGTTTACTTTCTGCAAGGCCTGCGACAGTTCCAATATCATGCCGTCAATGGCTTCTGCATCCTTTACAAGCTCCCTTGTGGAAGGAACTCCACTCGTTCCGCTTCTCTTGGCTTCTATCCACATTTCAATATGCTCGTCGATGTCGAAATCTTCGTAGTAGGATTCCAGGCTGTCCTTGAAACTATCCGCCTGGTTCTCTTCATCGAAATCAATCGTCATGGAGAAATCTTCGCCTGCAGGTGACGACTGCCCAATTTCAACATAGGTTCTTCTGCTGTCCGGCT